ACCAAGAACCGCTGAGTCTGAATTTAAAGTAAGATCGTCACCAACCAACATGTCTCCAGCGTTTGTAAGAGCCGCAGTTTTAGTTGTACCCGCTAGATTAAGATCTGTTAAAACATCGTAGACCACGGCACCAGAGCCACCGCCATCCGTTGCAATCATCTTTGTTTCACCCGCTAGGATCGCAACATTAGCACCACTTCCTTGTGTGAAAGTTAAAGTATAACTTGTAGCGTTTTCCATAATCCAAACTTTAGAAGATGTATTTGGCAAAAGTGTTACTGTACATGCCTGTCCTCCTCCAGTAAGTTTAAGAGCCATGCTTCGATCTGCGTCTGATGCACCATCAGCTATGGTTATGTTATCTGTCGAGGCGTTAGCAATCGCTCTTGTCCCCCAACCGAAAGCTTGCCCAATTAATTCTAAGTTGGTGTTTGTCGTTGTACCCCATGTTCCCGATTGATTGCCTGTCGCCATCTCGTTGAGTCTGAGGTTATTTACATATGTACTTGCCATTTTATGTTCCTTATGCCGCTATTTCAGTCCAATCAGGTGTTGTTGAGGAGGGGACTATTTTACCCCATACGTTTTCTTCGCCAATGAACCCCGTAGCACTAACTCCTGTTGAGCTTATCACACAAGACCCTTGTATGGCAATAGTTCCTAGTGCAGAAGTTCCAGAAACTCCTGTAGGGGATATTATTGAGGTGTGGTCTGTCGTTACTGTTCCAAGAGCCGAAGTCATAGCAGGGGCATTTGTAATGGGAGCACCTGTAGTAGGTAGTATGTTAAACACGAAAGGTGTATTCGCTGTTCCACCCATGCCACTATGGTTTGTACAATAGTAATATAAAGTTGGAGCAAACTCTGGTACAGTTATCTCTGTATACGCACCCGCTTGACCGGGAGTTCCATTCACCGTTACTCCAGTGGTATACTCCGATCCTCCACCGTGTGATCCATTGGACGTAGTAGAAAATCTAAGAGGATGACCTGAATTAGAAGAATCCGACTGATCAAACCTATAAGTGTTTCGCTCAAACAACTCTTGTGTTTGTTGCTGTACGCCATCAATAAAGTATTTATTCGCTGAACTTACCGATTGAACAGTCACTGTTTTTGTAATCGTTGTAGCAGAATAGCCACTAATACTGACTGTCGAAGAAACTCCTGAAGGTGTTACAAGTGCTGTACCTACAACGGACTCGTCCCCTAGTCCTATTGAACCAACCATTCCCGTTTCAGTAACTATTGCACCAGCACCAGCAAGAGCAGTACCCACCGCAGTAGTTCCTACTACGCCTGTCTCTATCACTAGCCCTGTTCCAACAACTGTTGCTGTGCCTACCGCACCAGTGCCTACTTGACCCGTTACTAACCCACCTCCAATAGGCAGCCCTTGTGCAACTATGCCACCCCAAAGACCAGAGCCAAAACCATCTTGACCCCAACCACCAAAAGGCATGGATCCTTCAACACCTGTTACTACGGCTGTTATAGGTATTTTAGCTAGAACGGAACCCACCGCAGAAGTCGCGGCAAGACCTGTTACTTCAATAACAAAAACAGAGGAAGCGGCTACTGTTCCCAGTGCCGAAGTTGCGGCAACACCTGTTGGGGAAACGGCAACATCAAGTTGACCGCCCCAACGATTATTACCCCAAGTGCTTTCACCCCAACCTATATTAGCCAAAGGATTACTCCTTTAAGCGATACGAATTATAGCGTTAGAAGCATCTGCCGTTGGAAACTGAACAGTAAATGTACCTGATGTAGATGTCTTGTTAGATCCAAAGTCAAGAACAGCTACTGCTTTATTGCCGTTAGTGTCATTGTATATCAAAGCACCTCTTGCAGTAATGGTTGCAGTTGTAAAACTTCGATCCGCAAAGTCAGTGAACGCCGTTGTTCCAGAGGAGGTTGGTGCAACTTTAGTTAAAGCTAATCCTCCAGTGACATACGTTCCACTTGAAGCTACTTCTCCAGTTGTTACATACACCGTAGATGCGGCTCCTAATGTTGCAGTTGTACTGGACTTACCGCCACTGCCAATAGCATATAATGCTAATTTAAAAGCGTTTCCGTTAGTAGCAAAGTTATGTGTAGCTGTCATCAATTCTTTTTTAAACGATGTACACATTGCTTGTGTAATTGCCATTTTATATTCTCCTTATAGTATCGGCTAAATCGGGGTGACCAGCCTCTCGTAATTTATGACATATAGTAGCACGTTCTTCACGTCTAGCCAACTCTATATGATAATGCACGACATTTCGTACATTATCAGAGAAAGCTTGCGCTTGTTGCCTGATTGGTTCAGGTGCAGTCTCTGATACAGAAACTATTTTATCAACAGCCATTTCAGAAATCTGGTCGTTACTTAGTCCCCCATTGTCTGACGAAACTATTTTAATTAGTCCCGTCTCCATTCCTCCATTTACACTAAACATTTTTATATTCTCTCCCATTTACATACTGTAGATCATGTCTTCCAAACACCACAGGATCTTGATCCACTGGTTCAGGTGGTTCCATCTTAGATTGTTTAGTTATTAACAAACCACCATTTTCATGTGTTTGAACCAAAGGATCTTTTAATCTATGATAGCCATACAGTTTTTCATTATCAGGGACATTTGTGTCCAAAAGACCTGAATTATGTGCAACCTCTATCTTTATCCCTCTTGATGTTGCTATGGCACACCAAAACTCAGTACAAGCTCGACCAGCTTCTGCCATATTAACGTGCCTATAAGTGTAATCTAATCCGTACAAACAAAGTTCTTTTGCACCATAGTATATTGCATACGCTATTGCATACGGCACAGTATTATTAAAATAACAAATGTTTAATTCTTTAATTACTTCTTCAAGCGGATAAGGTTCTAGATGTTTAACTCTATTATCCATTTCACAAGTAAGTATGGGCTTAGTGTTTTTTTCTAAAAACTCTCTAGCAATACCTGTTTGTGATCCTGCGTTCTCTGAGTCCAAGAACCTTGAAACTGGATCCATCATAATAGTCTTGTCTACATGGATAATACCACCAACGCAGTTTATTCCCCATACTTCATCAAACTTTTCTGAACGTATCCGTGCAGCTATATAATCGGAATAGCTCCCACCTAACCCAACAATAGCTATTTTCATGATCTGCGTCTTTCTGGTAATCCTCTTCGATAAGCGTCTGAGTTCTCTCTAGCTTCAGCATAGTCTTTTAATCTAGCTAGTGACTCTTGATATCGTATCTCATACATTTGTGCCAAATCTTGTTCCCCCTTCATGTACAAATTAGCCTCAACCAAACTACCAAACAACATAGCATTCGGAGCGTTCTCACTTAACCAGGTGGTTCCATTGTCACCAAGGGCGGTTAAACTTTGAGGTCTATAAAAATAATGTAGCTCCATTTTATATGTATCATCAGGTACTGGTGCAAGAATAAAATTATCCTGATCAAAGTACGCATAGTACAAAGGTCTTCCGACCTGTAAGAGAGATGTTGTCGTATCTTGAGGAGCGGGAGTGTATGTCTGAATAAAGTTCACATCTTTTTGTAACAAAAATGTTCTAGCGTTAATTCCAGTAACAGCTTCTGCTCCATTGTATTGAGCAGACAGGCTAAAAGAAGCGAGGTAATCAGAGGGTACAGCAAGAAATTGACTGTTAGCATAAACAGTACCATCTACGTTTTTTCTAAATGTTTCTAAGTCAACTGATTTTAAAATCCGTTCTTCTACTGTTTTAATAAAAGTAGGAAGGTTAGCAACGAATGTTGTTTCCGTATTATCCGCATATTGTTGTATTGCTGTTTTTAATTCTGCATATGTAAAACTCATGTTGTTACCACCGTTACAGTTCCTATCTCTCCCGTTGCAGGAAGATCATTAGGAGTTAACCCATTATTGTTATACATTCCTACAGGATTCCAACCCCATTGTATAACTCTTTCTTCGGTCAAATTTGTTTGAGGCCTAGGATCTCGTAATGCTTGAGGGTCTGGAGAAACAGGAGGAGGACTTAACTGAGGTTGTTTTTCTTCCCATTCATCAGGTCCAACTTTTGACCCATTCCATTCTGTCCTCATTGTATGCAGACGATATCTCCATCCAGATCTATCTGATATCCCCCAAGCTTTTTTACCACTTGCATATGCCATCAACTAACCCTCAAGTAACTACCACTTGGTCTTAGAGGAAGATCTAAGAAGTCTTGATCCATATCAGAGGCTCTTGCGAACTCTTCTTCATACACTGCTTTTAATATTTGCAATCTATCGGGAGCTCTTTTCATAGCCATATAGTATGCAAGTCCCGCAACCATACAAGGATAGAACCGCAAAGGAGCCTCTACATTATTGTAAAGATAATCTGCGTCTTCCATTTGTTGAATGTAATAATATGTAAGAGTGTCTGTTGAGTTTTCTGGTGTAGCCCAAACATTTAAAACTGGTGATATTGAACGAGCAAAATAGTACTGACTAGGTCTTCCCTGGGTGGTTTTATCAGGAATAGTGGCATAATTATCTCGACTAATTCTATCCATCTCATAATCTGTTCCATCCCGGTTCAGGACTACTTGTAGAATATCAACAGTGTGTTTGCTCAAAGTGTATGCCGAAGTACCTTGTGTTAGTGCTTGAGTAGTAGATCGTACCGTCCAAAGATTAACCCCTCTGTTTGACCAATCAGCAAACATCAAGTTAAGAGATCTTCTAGCTGTCTCTGCGTCATAACCAGTTCTAACTTCTAGACCACACCGCTCATACGCTTCTTCAATAATCTCCGCAATACTGAGATCGAAGTTTCTAGTCCCTGACGTAGCCATAAGTTACCCTCTCTATAGAAAGATTTTTCATAATCATCGCTAACATATTGTGATTAGCATCTAGTTTAACATTCATTACTTCTGTGTTCTTATCTACATTTATTAGTGTGCGCGTCACCCAAGTAGACCATGCTCCTGAAACACCTAAGACAGTTGTGATACCAGCCGCAATAAAAAGTAGTTTTATTTGAGCACCCATCAGCATCTCCATCTTTTTCGAGCTTGCCGAAGCCGACTATTAGGATCTTTAGCCGCCTTCGGAAACTTTTTCATTTGACCCGCAGATCTAGCGCAATATGACTTACGTCTCTTCGCATCCTTACTACCCTTTTTAACTTTGCCTGTGACCGCAGTCTTTAATTTAGAACCAGGGTTTTTTCTCCTGTATGCTTTCACGCCTTTCTCAGTCATCCCCGCACCACTTTTAGTTGGTCGAAAATTCTTTTTATTTCTTTTAGGCATATTATCAGCCATAGGAACCTCTATGCGTAGAAGATCGTTGCAGAAGTTGAATGAACAGAACTATATGTTATATACGCTCCATCTGTAAACAACATCCCGTTATCTGGAATATCTGGATACTCTGCGCCTACACCCGCAGGAGTTTGATACTGTAAAAGAGCCGTTCCTGTTATTGATGTATTTCTAAAAGAAATTGTTCCACCTGTTGCAGTGCTTACCAAATAGATACCTTTTAATCGGCATCTTCCATCAAAGATAATAGCTTTGACCGCTGTTCCTGAACCAGCCTCAACATTACCCGCAGGATCACCTACTGCTGCAATTTGAGTGACTGTTGCAAAAGTGCTTGATCCTGTTGCTGTATCCGCGTTTGCTCCTGTAATACTTTCTGTTTGAGCCGCGCCGTCTACATCCGTTCCAGTAACGGTAAAGGATATTCCACTATCGTTACCCGCAGAAGTAATCGTCACATTCCTTGGGCTATCGAAAGTAACGGCACCACCACTGGCTAAAGCTCCGCCTATAACCAAATTAGCGTTGTTTCCAACCGCTGCACTTGCTGAAATTCCATTTGGATCCGCCGCCGCTGATTCAATAAACGTGGATTGTACGTCTGAACCTGCCATATTATTCTCCTTTATAAAAGCGGTAGGGGTTTCCCCCTACCTTAATTATTAACTTGCTACATCATAACCAGTAATTGTAATCAGCAATCTACCTGCGGTATATGCCGCGTGGCCTGTTCCCTGACCTACAAGATACAAATATTGATCTGCCGCAATATCACCACCAGCAGTTAATGTTCCTGCCGCTTGCGTTCCACCATTGATAACTTGAGTTTCTGTTAAATCTCCAATAGCGGTGTCATTAACGCCTGTGCCTTCAGTAGCTGAGTACAAGTCAATATCAGCACCACCACCAGCGGGGGCTTCTACACATTGCATGGTTACACCAAATACTGTGCCTGTGTTAGCAGTAGTAACCTGCCCAATGTAAGCAACACCATCACCATCTTTACCAATAATGTCACCTGCGGTTCCACCATCTCTAAGACCTGTTAAATCAATCATTATAGTTGTTTTTACGATATTCACATTTGTAGTGGTATCACTTTTAAAACGCTCAACTTGTGTTACATACACTGCGGCAGTGCCTTCTATTCCTGCCCCTGTTGCAGCTTCAACAGCCATTTTATTACCACTGGTAATTGTGATAGCACCTGTTGTTGCATTTTTTGTTACGGTTTCAAAACCATTTTCCGAACGGACTGGGCCGTTGAATGTTGTATTAGCCATATCAATCTCCTTGTCTTGGCAAATGTCAGCCGCACCATGCGACTGTCAAGGTGGCTACAGATTACATCAATTAAAAAGAAAAAGAAAGGGTCAAGCGTTAATACTTGACCCTTCCCTCATTTATTTGTCGCAGTCGCAGTTTTTAGCTTCTTCTGCAAGAATAAGTCCTAAGATGGCACTAGCAACACCGATGAACATTAATTCACCCATGCCTGTGATCATCCCAACACCTATAACCCCAACACCAATCGCAGCATAGCTAGATGGTTCAGTAAGTCTTTTGGCGACCCAATTTACAATTTTCATAGTCAGTCTCCTTTCATAAATGAAAAGAGGGCGACTGATTAAGCCGCCCTCTCTATTCTCTTCATAGTTCCGATTACGCTCCTGGCGAACCGAACACACAACGTGGATCAGAGAACCCGAAGCTGTAACGCTCTCGAGCCTTGTATCTCATGTTGCCTGTGTCGAAATCGGCCTCCATGTTTGTAGACATTGGAGTACGTTCGAAATGGATAAACCCTCTAGGAGCATCTGTTTTAACCCACCACGCATCTGGATCACTTAGGAAGTCGTTAACGGTATAACCGTCAGGAAGCATTCCCATTGATTTGATTGCGTTAGTGTCGTTATCAGCAGTGCCAACCCGAAGATTAGATACCATGATACGTTCTGCGATGAACTGAAGCTGACGTGGTAGAATTAACTTCATACCTCGAAGAGCTACTTTTAGTCCTCGCTCATCAACATACCCAGCAATACTGATCAACGCATCTTCCAAAGAAGTTTCGTTTAGATCAGAAGCAGTAGCTGGTGTATTTGATAGTGTCCCACCGTTTGTAAGAGGGTGTGCAGTTGAACAAAGTGCAACTCCATCTCCTCCAGCAGAAGCTCCACCAGTGAACGCATTGTTCAATATAGCAGCAGCTTTAACTTGCTTTGTGTGGGCCATTGATCTCGCAAGAGCACGGGTGTATCGGCTTCCGAGACGATCATAAAGATTGTCCTCGATAGCTTCTTCCGTGATTGAGAAAGCCAATGCTATTGTTTCGTTGTTGTAACGAGCAGTGAATGCTTCGTTAGCATCATCGAAGTTTACAGCGGAACCTTCCGATTTATTCGGAGCAGCACCAAATCCAGAAAGCATTACTTCCTCTTCAAACGCTCTGTCTGAAGACTCAGTAGTATAGATTTCTGCATGCTGATTTTCGTACCTGTCGTACTCCATGCCAAACAAGGCATTGAGACCAGGCTCTAGCTCTTTTGCTAGTTGTGCGCGTGATATAGCCATATCCTAATCTCCTTATACGCCAGTTGTAGAAACAGTAGCCGCAGCAATGGAGCCAGTTGGCGCATTGAAGTGGTTGTTGATTCTAACGATTAGTGGGATACCAGCAGCAGTGAAGTCAGAGTTCTCAGGATCTTCTTGGATCCCCATGATTCTCAACGCCAATGTGTTGGTGGTTGCAACTGTATTCAAATCCGCTGATGCAGAAGATATACCAGTAGTAGTAGAACCACTGTTACCTGTTGCAAAAGCAATATTTGCGAATACAGATGTACGAACTTCCGCTTCTGTGTTCTGACCCGCAACAACATTAGATGTAGCGATTACGAACAATTGATTTGGATCATCGTACAAGAAGGCTTTGACAGGATAATTAGAATCCGCGCCAGAACCGGGCCAATAGTTTGACCATACTGTTTCTCCAGTAGTAGATGAGACATACTCACAACCGCCGAAAACACCAACTATAGAGACGTTACCACCAGCCGCAGCTTGTAGATCGTCAATAACACCAGCCGCTAACGGAATAACCGCCATGCCCTGGTATATAGGGTTAGAGTTGTCAGAGGCAATGCGATACTCAGTCATCCCAGTGGAGTTGGTCGATTGACCAATTTTTCCTATCGGTCTAAGACCGAAGGACCCATTTGAATTTGCCATTATAGCACCTCATTAATTATTCGGTTGAGGTTTTTCCTCGTCCGAAGGTTACACGACTTTGCCTGTTCTGATGAATAGGCATCAAAGGATTTTGTTCCTTCATTAAATCCTGATCGACTGCCGCCATTGCTTCGCGGGTTCGGGTCCCGTAATACTCGTTTCTTTCATTGGCTGTCTCGATAGGTATGCGACACAACATCAAGCCACCGTTACCAATAACTCCTGCATATTTACCATCTTCAATGGTTGGAGCTTCGTAACCTGGATGTTCATCAGCGCGGACGGGTTCCCATCCTTCACGAAGTTTGGTATGAACATTTGTCTTGTCATCCTCTCCTCGCATTGCTGTTCGTATCCAACGATGCACATAACCCGCTGGGGGTTCTGGGGCATCTAAGCGACTGGGTGGTGCCCAGGGTTTTCTGCGCGTTTCTTTTTCTCGCGTTTGAGTTGATCGTGGTGCTCTTGTATCTGCCATTTTGTTTCCTTCTAGTTGTTAGCTTTTTCGCTAGTTTTCAAAAATTCCTTTGCATATCTATCCAGAGGAACATTTAGCTTTTTTGCCATAGCAACTTGTGACGGCGAGAGCTTCACGGTCCTGCGCCCCGATTTGACATTGCGAGATGCGGAGGATCCAGCGGGTGCGACCTGGTTTCCCCCTCCCGTTTTCTTAGGTTGAGCGTCTGAAAACTTTTCTGGGAAGTATTCCCTAAGTTGACGATCTACCGCATTATAGTACTCATCGCTTCCTGTGTCAAAGCCTTCTGCTTCTAAGTTATTATGAATAGCAAATGCAGATGCAGTCATAACCTCATCTTTACCAAACCACTCATTCTTTTCTGTCCATGCTTTAGCTTTAGGATCCACTTGTTGTGGAGGAGCCATCTGTTGTGGAGGCTGTTGGACTTGTTGTGGAGGTTGCTGTTGTTGAGGTTGTTGTTGAGCCTGTTGTTGTCGAGCTCTAGCCACATGAAATCTTTGTTCTTCAATAGCTACACGATTTAAAACTTCTTGAGCCTCAAGAAGAGCTTCAGAGTCTCCTTCCTCATGAGCTACCTTATATGCCCTATGTGCTGCCGCCTTTTGACTTTCTAAACGACCACCATATTCAGCGACATAACCTGTGTCTAATTGTTGCATCCTAGACTTCAAAGCCGCAATCTCTTGTTGTTGCAATTGTGCAACTCGTATTGCTTCTTCTTTATCTCGTTTCTCCTGATGAAACTTAGCGGTTTGTTTTTTTATTCTTTTTTGAACACCCTTGCTATAAGTTTCTAGCTCTTCATCAGATACTTCTTCCGACAGTTCCGCTTCAACTTTAGGATCCTCTGGCTCTGCTATTTCAGCCTTGACCTCTTCTTTTTGTGGTTCAGAACTCTCAGCCTTGACCTCTTCTTTTTCTGACTGATCCTCTTCTAGTTCCACAACAACCTCTTCTTCGAGATCTCCCGTTTGTTTAACTACACTCTCTGCGTTCTCTACATTCATTGTTCTCTCCTAAATATGCTTAACGTCATCTGGTTCTAGTATGGTAGCAATCACTTCGTCATCATTAATGATACGAACCTCACCACCTTCTATTTTAAAACGAGATCCTGCATAGCGACCAATGCAAACCCATTGACCTTCCTTGCACCACGGTTCTGCGCCAGGGCCAAACTTATTTGGATCCTGATAGGCTAGTGGTCCAAGACGCATTACATAAGCAACAACAGTTGCTATAGATTCTCGTTCACGAACTTCTTCTGGAATAAACAATCCTCCACCAGTTTTTGCCTTACCCTGGTATGGCATGACTAAGATGCGCCATCCTGTGGGTTGAGGTAATCTTTCAACTAATGGTTGATCTAAGAGGGAAGGATCTAAGACCCTTTCATCGGCGGGTATATACGCGCTTTTAGCTTCTGAAGACGATCTCTCGGCCTCCTTTTCAGCTTTCCTTTTCTGCGCGACATGTTCAGGAAGATATAAGGTCTTCGACATCGTCAGCGTTATTCTCCAGCAGGGCTCTAATTTCTTCTCTGGCAAAGGCAACGCCCCGTATCTCACCTACCAAAGACTTGTACTGTTCCCAGTCCTGTGCTGCACCGTTGGATAGAGCTTGAGAGATATCCTCTTCTCTACCCTTCAATACCTTTAACATATAACGAGCAAATTCAATGCCGTCTACCACTTAATAACATCCACTAAATTTATTTGGTTTAGTTTGTGCTCCTTGGCCTTGTCCAGGGGGTTTTTGATAATCAACTTCTCCACCCTTGCCGTATTTAATCATACCGCCGCCCATCATGCCTTGAACTCCTCGGCCTTTAAGAACGTCTTTCTTAGTGACTTTTCCGTCACCAGTTAAATCAGGGAAGCCGCCTTTGACCGCACCACCATCTCTGTACTTCATTTTCTTTTTCTTTTTACCCATTGATCCACACATAACCGTATCCTTTCTAAAGTTATTCTGTCATTTCCAACGCTGCTTCCAACGTCTCATCGTTTCTTCTAGACCATCCACGACCAAAAGTGTCAAATGTACTTAGTCCTTCATAGAACTCTTGCCTCGTAGAATGCATTTTAACCACTACATCTTCAGGTAGCATATCATGTACAGCTTGGATTGTCATGGGGCCAATGTGTCCATCTGGTTCTGCGCCAACAATCTCTTGTAATGCTCTAGCACTTCTAGAAACTCCTGAGTTAACAGCCCAATCAAATACAGCCCAATCTACTCCACTAGGTAAATCATCACAATGCGCTCTATTCCAATACTCTTCTTCATATATAGGGTACACATCTTCTTGAACAAGGCTTTTCATTTCTCCGTCCATAACTTGACGACCTACATGTTGTTCATAAACGGCTCTCGTAACACCATGGTTTGTTTCACCACCGGGATCATCTGGATGATCAACATACCCACCTTCATGTTCTAACAACATTTCCATGCAATGTTCAAAATTACTTCTCATCAGCTTACCTTCCTTGCCTTATCTATAGCTCTTGATCCAAACCAGAAAGCTAGAATAGCCGCAAAGATTCCTTTGGTTTCCTCATCCCATAAAACTTGTATAGCTTCGGCAAAATTAGTTCCAGACTTTAGAGCTTCCATAAGTAGTGTTATTTCAATAGTCGCAAACAAAAGAAAGAATGCGTATGTGATCACAGGACGTACAGATTTTTGTAATCCAGCTATAAAACCTACTCCCTTATTGATTGATATATCATGTTGGATAAGTCGATCATGTTCTTTGTCGGCTCCCATCGTCTCATACATTTTAAGATCTTGATCGTAGCCAGAAGCTCTTAGCTCTGCCATAGCTTTCATCTTATCTAGTTCATGCTTATTGTCTTGCTTCCTAGCAAATGAATCCGTAATTGCTGGAACGGCTGAACTTGCAAAACCTAAAACTGTTCCTAATATTGATAACATGTTATGCCTGTGCTTTCTTTTGTGCAGTTTTTGAAAGATCTTTAAAATGAACTAATGTTTTAGATGTTTTCGTATGGTTCTTACCAGTGTGCAAAGAACCATCTGACATTTTGTGCATACTACCTGTATATAGTGTACCATTTTTAAGATAGTGTTTTTGACCTTTTCCCATTTTATCCTCCTATTTCATTTTAGTTTTGCTTAACGCAGAACCTGTTATATACGCTGCTACTATGCCTGTATTTGCTATTAAAAACGTAGACAACACAGGTGATACAGTTTCCATTCTATCAAGTGCGACTATCGGAAGCAACAATAAAGCCACACCTACGATTGAGACAACCATAGAAACCAACGCCATCATCCTTTGCGTATCCGCTTGTTTATCTTCGTTCTCAAGCCTAATCCACATTGCATGGCGATCCATTTCTTCGTCTGTCACGATCCCATCGCCGTCAGCATCTGCCACAGCATATTTACTTTTTGCTTGAAGCTTCTTTGTCATTTTGACATCCCCGCTAATGGATTCTCTAATGCTTTGCGTATTTTATCGTCTAGGTCTTTCTTTAAGTTTTCTATCAACTCTCTGTTTTCTTTTGCTAGAGCGTCCATCATAGCTTGCGTCTCCGCTAACTTCTTGTCAAGTCTATCCACTACTCTATCCCTTCGCTCTTCTGAACTAGAAATAAGACTTCGTATGATTGTTACATTATCAGAACTAGTCTTGTTGACATCCTCAACTGACTGCCTGTTTCTTGCTTCTTGCTTGTCCAGTACAACGGTTTGTTTGTCTAAATTAGCATTAAGCTTATCGGCGGTCACTTCTATGTGATTGTTTAATTCAGCCACGTCCTGGTTTAAATCCATACGAAGATCATGCAAGTCTGTTTGTAAAGTAGCGGCGATAGCTTTAACACTATTGATTTGTTCTCGAATGACCGCTGAAGTAGCCTCATCTACCTCTTTTAACAATTCAAATTCTTTTTCAACTATTTTAAGTTCGGCATTTGTCTCGCTGATGTGAGACTCTACCCATCCCATATCGGGACTAACATATTCCTGTACGGCCTCTTTCATGTCTTCGTAATCTTTGTAAAATTCAAAGACCGCCCAAGATCCACCTGCCAGTGTACCCATCAAAGGTAAGATCCAAATGAG